ATCTAAGCAAGCGGCATGCTGATCCAAAGATCGGGCACGTCCCGGGGTATGTCCCGAAAGACCAGGCGTGGTACAAGAAATCGCGGACCGGGAAGTTGACACTGCCTCCACTTGCAGAACGGGGGCATGCTTGGATCGAAAAGGAATTCCCGTACGACCCTACAGGTGATTACCACATCTTCGATGCCAAGGACTGCACGAGAGTGGTTGCTGACCTGGGGAAGTATGTAGACAGGAGCCAGTCACGTGACCTATCCAGAGTTGATCAAAATGAGCTGCTGTCCGCGATTTTCAATGGGAGTAGGCTGTCAAACGGTGAGATGATGAGTGAGTGGCGGAGCAGAGTGATGCACGGCCAATTGACATCTTCTGATCAGGTCATAGCCGCCGAGGCCGGGAAAGCAGAAAACACCAAGCCTGGGGCAAAAGTTAGAGAGACGCTGTCAGCATCCGACAATGCTCGGGAATTCCTTACCGAAGTTGATCATTCATTGAGGCCATTGGCTGAGCTGACACCTGGAGTCTCGATCAGGGTGGACCTTGTGAAGCACAAGAAGAAGTTTCAGGCCATGGCGAGGGCTATCAGTGCAGACAGCACCACGGAGGCATTTGCCACCTCCACAGACATATCGGGATGGTCCCCAAAAATGTCGAGGAAGATGTTTCACAAGTGGCAAACGTATGCACTCACCACAACAGAGTGCCCCAACCCCAGTGCCCCGATCAGTTTGTGGGACAGATTGGTGCTGTTTTGTGACAGGCGTGGTGTGAAGGCCAGTGCAGCTTGCAAGACTGGGAACATCCAAGGTTGGCCAGCGACTTCAGACACGACAATGCACGCACATATACTGATCTACTGGGCATACAGGCTGCGTGAGCTGAAGATTCTGTCTCAGCGCGAAGCAGCGTACATCCTGTGCTTGATAGATGATGCTGCCACTGTTGTTGCTCTCGAGGGAAATCCAGACGAGTGCGCCAAGAAGGCTAAAGACGCACGTGAGCTGCTAAAGAAGACGTATTCAGAACTGGGTTTCGAGATGGATGAAGTCAAGAGCTTCTTCTCGTCAATCAAGTT